TTAATGTGGATGCAACCGGATCCAGTGTCCAAGGCAATGGGGACGACTCCAAGCGTCTGGGCGAGGCCATCGGCGTTGCCATCCGCCAAGAGCTGATCAAACAGAAGCGTCCTGGAGGCTTGCTCGTTTAATGGCTACTTTCCCTTCGATTACACCTACCTACGGCGCACAAAAGCAGAGCCGTCCCAGGACCCGCACGGTCCAATTCGGTGACGGCTATCAACAACGCCTGCTTTATGGGATTCCAAATCACATGAATCCCAAAGAATGGACGTTGACTTGGAACGTATCCGAGGCTGACGCCGACACGATCGAAACGTTCTTGGACGCTCGGGCTGAGGATTCCGCCAGCTTTGACTGGACGCCTTTGGATGAAACCACGGCTTACAAGTGGATTTGCCCCGAGTGGAGCAAGTCGATCCCTTATACGGGTAGAGCAACAATCAACGCCCGCTTCGTTCAGGTATTTGAGCCCTAATGGCTATCCCTGTTTCCGAGCTACAGAAGATCAATCCGAGCAGCATTGTTGAGCTGTTTGAGCTGGAACTTACTGAGGCTGTCCACGGCAGCGACTTCACCTATCGCTTCCACGCTGGGATCAATGATGTCGGCAGCGGGGTTCAGAACCTGATCTGGGACGGCAACACCTACAGCAAGTTCCCGATTGAGGTTGAGGGTTTTGAGTACAACGCGGAAAGCGGGACTCTGCCACGTCCCAGGATCCGAGTAGCAAACTTGCTTGGCAGCATAACAGCTATTCTGCTAGACGTTAATACGACTACAGCTGGCAACGACCTCACCGGAGCAAAGCTGACTCGAATTCGCACTTTGGTGCGGTATATCGACAACGCTAATTTCAGTGGTGGCACGAATCCCTTTGGCACGCCAGATACAACTGCGAAGCTGCCCGACGAAATTTTTTATGTAGCGCGTAAGGTCTCGGAAAGTCGGGACATGGTGGAGTTTGAGCTGGCAGCAGCCTTTGACCTTGCTGGTGTTCGAGCGCCAAAGCGTCAATGCAGCGGCAACCTTTGTCCTTGGGTCTACAAGGGTTCTGAGTGTGGGTACAGCGGCAGCAACTTTTTCGATGTCAATGACAACAAGGTCAGCACGTCAGCGGCGGATATTTGCGGCAAGCGATTGAGCAGTTGTGCTGTTCGTTTTGGGGAAACAGCTGAACTACCCTTTGGTGGATTCCCTGGCATTGGTGCGTTTAACGGATGAAGGCGACCGCTAAAGCAAGAGCACTGGAGCACGCGAAAGCGGAAGATCCTCGTGAGGCTTGCGGATTGCTGGTTGTGGTTAAAGGGCGAGAGCATTATGTGGCCTGCAAAAACCTGGCAGAGGGAACCGAGTTTTTCATTCTTGATCCAGTTGACTATGCAGCCGCCGAAGACAAGGGTGAGGTTGTTGCCGTCGTGCATAGCCATCCGGTCACACCACCGATCCCGAGTCAAGCGGACAGGCTGGCGTGCGAAAAATCCGGTCTGCCCTGGTACATCGTCAACCCCAAAACTGAGCAATGGGGTCAATGCGAGCCTGAGGGTTATACGGCACCGCTAATTGGACGCGAATGGGTTTGGGGCGTTACTGATTGCTGGACGCTAGTGCGCGACTGGTACGCAGAACAGGGGATAGCGCTTAGGGATTGGGACAGGCCAACAACACCTGAGGAGTTCAACGCCAACCCGATGTTCGACGACTGTTGGCAGGACATTGGTTTCCGCGAGGTGAAGATCGAGGAGATGCAGAAGGGCGATGCGCTGTTGATGGCAGTGGAGTCAAACAAGTTGAACCATGTGGGGGTGTATGTCGGTGATCAGCTGGTGCTGCATCATTTGAGGGGCAGGCTGTCCAGTCGTGATTTATTGGGCGAGTGGCTCTTAAAATGCACAGGGAAGGTGCTTCGATACGATGCGTGAAGTCAAGCTGTACGGAGCCCTCGCAAAGTTTGTCGGTGAGCGGCGGTTTGTAGCAGAGATCAGCAGCGCAGGCGAAGCAATCAGGATGCTGCTGGCAAATTTCCCTGGACTGGAGCGGCACATGTCGGACCAGCACTACAAGGTGATTGTTGATGACTACGAGAGTGATTTAGAAGAGCTGAATTATCCAGCGAGTCAAACGATCAAGATTGTGCCTGTGCTTGGTGGTGCGGGTGGTGGCGTTGGGAAAATACTTTTAGGTGTTGGTTTAATCGCTGCAGCAGTAATCACGGGCGGTATCGCGTCTGCTGGTGTTCAGTTGGGCGGTTTTTTAGGCATTGGCGCTGTTGGCACAGCGGTCGCGGGCGTTGGTGCAAGTCTGGTCTTAGGTGGTGTAGCCCAATTACTTAGTCCGACACCACAAATTGGGAGCTTTGGTCCGGCATCATTAGGCAGCAGGAGCCGCGATACAACAACGCAAGCAACAGAGCTGGATCCACAAGAGTCCTATAGCTTTAGTGGGATTCAGAACACCAGCCGTCAAGGCATTCCCGTACCAGTGGTCTACGGGGAAACGATTGTTGGATCGGTGGTGATTTCAGCTGGTATCGACACTGACGACATCTGATCATGGCTGAGAAGGAACCCAAGCAGATCATCGGTGCCGGTGGTGGTGGCGGTGGTGGTCAGACCGTTGTACAGCAAACGGTTCAGGTACAAGCAGCTGGACCAGCGACTTATACGCCAACCCGCGCCAAGGACAACCTGGCATCAGCGGCGTTTGGCAACATCCTTGATCTGCTGAGCGAAGGCGAGATCGAAGGCTTCCCTTCCGCTAGGGACTACACCCGTGGCAGTGATAACTACAACAAGGCGTTACTTAAGGACGTTTTTCTTACTGATACGCCGGTTTTACGTTCTGGTGCGGATGCCACCAACCTGAGCAATTCGGATTACAACTTTAAGGGCGTTACGGTCACGCCTCGGTATGGCACCAACGCGCAAACGCATATCAGCAATGCGAGCTTTGGCGCAACTGAGGATATTCAATCCGTCAACACAGAAGTCAAACAGGCAACGCCGATTGTCCGTCAGATTACGGACACCAACGTTGATTCAGTTCGCGTAACGGTTGCCATCCCCCGGATGGAGCAAGTTACGGACAAAGGTGATGTTCTTGGTACGTCGGTTGCGTTCAAAATCCAAGTTCAGTACAACGGCGGTGGCTATACCGACGCCAAAACACCGACCATCAAAGGTCGTACTGCTGACAAGTATGAGCGTGATTATCTGGTCGAATTAGACGGCGACTTTCCTGTTGACATCAGGATTGAGCGCATCTCGCCGGATAGTAGCGACACCAATGTTCGCCCTTTGTACTGGGCAACGTACACCGAGATTATTGAAGAGAAGCTGCGCTATCCCAACAGCGCACTTGTCGGCTTGCGTTTTCAAGCTGAGCAATTTACCAACATTCCTGCTAGGTCTTACCGGATCCGTGGGATCAAGGTCAAGATCCCAAATAACGCCACTGTCGATTCAGACACCGGCAGGCTGATTTATAGCGGCACATGGACTGGAACGTTTGGCGCTGCTCAATGGACGACGTGCCCGGCGTGGATTTTGTACGACTTGCTCACCAACAAGCGCTACGGCTTTGGTGATCACGTTGCTGAAGCACAGCTCGACAAGTTTGCTTTTTATTCCGCGTCCCAATACGCCAGTGAGGAAGTCGATGACGGCTTTGGCGGAAAGGAAGCCAGGTTTAGTTGCAACGCACTGATTCAAAACCAGTACGAGGCATACAAGCTGGTCAACGACCTGTGCTCGGTCATGCGGACCCAGCCGTACTGGTCCACTGGCACGTTGACGCTGACGCAGGACAAGCCAACTGATTCGACCTATCTGTTCAACCGCTCCAATGTGTTGGAGCCTGGCTTTAGCTACGCGGGCTCTGATTTAAAAACCCGTCACACGGTTGCAGTTGTCAGCTATCTGGACCTGGAAACCAGGGAGCAAAATTACGAACTGATCGAAGACCGTGATGCCATTGAAAAGTATGGCTGGGTCGTCACGCAGGTCAAGGCGTTTGCTTGTACCTCACGCGGTCAGGCGTACCGACTCGGCAAGTGGATTCTGTACGCCGAGCAGTTTGAAACCGATGTGGTGAGTTTCACGGCGTCCATTGACGCTGGTGTGCTGGTGCGTCCTGGCGCTGTCATCGACATCCAAGATCCAGTTCGCGCTGGTGTGCGTTACGGCGGCAGGATCAGCAGTGCGACCGATGAGGTGATCACGGTGGATGATGCCACCGGCATTCCCAGCACTGACGCCACATTGTCGGTATTGCTGTCGGATGGAACGCTGGAAACCAAGAGCATTTCTGGTGTCAGCGGCAATCAAATTTCAGTTTCAACGGCATTCTCATCTGCACCAAACGCCAACAGTGTCTGGATCGTGCAAACAGATTCGATCCAAACGCAGCAATACCGCGTCCTGACCGTTCAAGAAAAAGAGGGCAACCTCTACGCGATCACAGCGCTGACGTACAACAGCAGCAAATATGACTTTGTGGAGGATGGCACCAAGCTGTCCACACGCAGCATCAGCAATCTCAACTCGATTCCGAATCCGCCGAATAACGCCAAAGCAGAGGAACTGTTTTACGCGAGCAACAACAAGGCAAAGGTCAAGATCAAAGTCAGCTGGAGTGCGATCAAGGGCATCCCTGAGTACAAGGTTCGTTATCGCCGCAGTGACGACAACTGGGACAGCCAAACGGTCATCAAGCCAGAAGTTGAAATTCTGGACACCACTGACGGCACCTACGACATTGAGATTTACAGCATCAATGCACTGGGGCGTCAGTCCAGCAACTTCACGTCGCTGACGTTTAACGCAGTCGGCAAAACTGCTGTGCCGCAGCAGGTTCAAAACCTGAAGTTTGAGGCAACCAGCGACAAGGAAGGCACCCTTAGCTGGGACGAGTCAACTGAGATCGACGTTAAAAACGGCGGCAAGGTTTATATCCGTCACACAAACCTGACTGACGGCAGTGGAACATGGTCGAACTCGGTTGATCTGGTTCCAGCTGTTGCTGGTTCAGCGACCAGCGTAAAAATCCCGCTGATTGAAGGCGAGGTGCTGGTGAAGTTTGCTGATGACGGCGGCAGGCTTAGCACCAACGAAACCAGCGTGATCATCGACTTGCCTGATGCACTGGGCAAGCTGCTGCTATCTGATCGCCGGGAGGATCAGGATGTGCCGCCGTTCCAAGGCGACAAGACTGATTGTTTCTACGACGAAAGCTATGACGCCTTGACGCTTGACGGTGATGACGAGTTTGACGACGTGGCGGATATTGATGATCTCCCGTCGTTTGACTTTATAGGAGACATTGTTACTAGCGGCATTTACGAGTTCACCAACGTTTTAGATCTAGAAAATGTGTTCTCCTTGGACCTGGAACGCCGGTTCGTTACTCGCGGTTTTTACCCCACCGACACCATGGACGCTCGCACTGAGCTGATGGATGCTTGGGACAATTTCGACGGCGACGTTATCGATCAAGTCAACGCCAAGCTTTATTTGCGTAAAACCGACGACGATCCTGATTCCTCTCCGACTTGGGGTGATTGGCAGGAGTTTTTGAGTGGAACGTTTAAGGCGCGGGCATTCCAGTTCAAGGCAGAGCTGGAATCAAAGAACATCGCGCAAAACATTTTGATCGACGAGCTGGGGTACAAGGCGCAGTTTGCCCGTCGTCAAGAACAAAGCAGCACTGCAGTGGCAAGCAACACCAGCACAAAGACGATCACCTTCGGCAATGCGTTTTTCGTTGGTACGGCAAGCCTGCTTGGTAGCGACAGCAATTTGCCGGCTGTCGGGATTACAGCCCAGAACATGCAGAGCGGCGACTACTTCACGGTGGAAAACGTCTCTGCGACGGGCTTTGACGTGACCTTCTACAACTCGTCAGACACGGCGATCGACCGTAACTTCAACTGGAGTGCGGTTGGCTATGGCAAGGCGGGCTAAGATTGTGGATATGAAGGTTTGAGGTGCTGTGGCAACTCACGACTATGTGATCGCCAACGGTACTGGCAGTGCCGTAAGAAGCGACCTGAATAACGCCTTAGCGGCGATCGTCAGCAATAACAGCAGCAGCACCGAGCCTGCAACTACTTATGCGTTCCAGTGGTGGATTGACAGCAACACCACGACGCTGAAGATCCGCAACGCTGCGAACGATGCGTGGATCACGGTTGGCGATTA